TTAGGTAGTCGTAATACTCACACACGTATTCCCGAAGCACAGGAATTAATACTGAATGTCAGCAATAAAAGTATCAGTGTAGTGAATTAACTTTCGCCACTAGCTGCGGCATTATCATCTTCTGTCTTAGCTTTGTGGACTTTTTGATTAATTTCTTTTTCAGCTTCAACACGTTCGTGTTCGATTGTTTTACCGCGTAAGTGTAATACTGTATTAACTTTTTGATTTAGTCGAATCAAGTCGTTGTCCAACATACGGATACGATCAATAAGTGCTATTAGAACTGAATTTGCATCAGTTATAACTGGTTTTATTTCTGTTGTTGCCCATTTCCATACATAATGGATAATGAATCCCATTCCAATTGCCATCACAATTGGGAATCCGTATTTGTTGATTAAATTGACTATGTCCATGATCAAAATTATTTTATAGTTTCTACGTCGGTAATTTTTTTCAATATCTGACGACCATTGGTTTCTACCAACTCAAATCGGTCTCCGGGTTTCCATCCCAAGCAAGATAGATTAAGTTCTTTATCAAATAACAAATAATTAGGGTGTAAGTCCCATTCATAATCATAATGTCTCATTGGTTTCTCCTTTTATTATAATAATTCAATCTCGTCTGGCATCAGTCTTACCGTCGGCACGAGCAATACGGTCAACATCAGGATGTAGTCCTAGAGCATTTGAAACTGTCGCATCGATTCGTATCACGTCGTGATTCATGGTTTTGACACGATTATCCAATGATGTGATAATACCAGCCATGCTTTTGACACTACTAAGCACACCTGCCAACAACAGTTTGATTGTTAGATACACAAAGTATCCACCGGCTAGCGCAACCGCTATTGGAAATCCTAAATCCCCAATGATCTTGAAAATATCACCCATATTAGCTCCTTGACAGTTTTAGCTGTTCTTTTTATGCTAATATTTAGTAGGATTTAGTCAGGATTAAGTTTGCTGTTTATTAGGGATTTTATGTTGTTAAATGCGATTAAGTTGGGCCTATTATATTCTGTTTGGCGACTAAGTCTATCACCATTGGACCAATTATTAACCCATTTTTTATAATTTTTACTATGTTTTACCTCTGCAAGCGCAATTTCTAAATTAATAGTTAATTCTTCAACTACTTGAGTTAAAAACTCATGACTAAAAAAATGCTTGCGATTATATTCGGTTATCGCTTTGGCCTGATTTAATTTTTTTTCTTTAATTGGTCCCCAGTTGGCAATTTCTGTCATAAGATCTGTTATAGCATATAGGCGTTCTTCGGGATTTTCAATCGTATCATAACTTTCGTCCCAAATATCGCTGAAGGTTTTAAAGCCATAACTGCGCAGGTATTCTAAACTGCCTGCTGTTCCTGCAAGTATAAATGGTTGCCCTAGAGCAATAGGCCTTAGACTTTTTTCAGTAAGATGTAAACGAGTGTCATCAAATAGTGTTTCTAATACAACCTCGATGTCGGTATTTTCGTAATCATTGATATCAAAGTCGGCGCTATAGTGACTTTGAGCAGTGCTTGTAGGAAAATAATTTTCTAATACAGTTTGGGGGCGCCATGAGGGATTTTTAAAATGGTGTAAATCATAGTGTATGCCTAGCTCGGGCTCAATGGGATTAACACTAGACTGACATGAATTCTGTAAATTTAATTGTATTAGCGTCTCAGTAAACCGTAATCGATATTCTCTGGTACCGGCCCAGGCACGATTATATATAAGAAAAGTTTTTTTAGATCGTCGATTTAGGGTAACGTGTTGAGCAAAACGAAACCAGTCTAGCGCAATAACAGCATGACTCCACCAATAAACCGGTATAAATTGATTTTGTTGATATTTTTGTACATTTGCACTTCGTTTTTCACTATGTAATAATAAAAACTTTTCGTGTATGTTACCGTTACCAGGCATTAAAAAATTAAGTACAGGCCCAGATGTTGTTGTGATTGGCCGTTTGACCGTTTTGTAATAATCGTAATCTAAGATTTCTTGATCATTGCAATATAAAGATGGATATAGTTGCATATCCTCCCAGGTTTCGTCGTTTAATTGTTTCATATCATTGATATTTTTTGAACCATGAGGATAAAATCGATAAATTATAACACGATCCTCAAATATACGTTGTGCAATATCTTCAATAAAATGATATAGGCGGTCTAAAGGAATACTCATTGTTGATATTTAAGTTAAATTACTGTCTGGTTAAAAAATGATTACACACTACAAAATAGAAGTTTTTTGGAATACCGAATATCAAAATCTTGACTATGTCAATGAATCATTTAATGATACCAAATTACTAGATCAATGGACCCAACAAGGATATTCCAATCGGTTTACCGGAGACATGTGCGATATGAGAAATCGTCAGCCCGTTTGGAACAGCCAGTTTGTTAATTTTTTTGCCGATCGGGGCTGGAAAGACATCGGTACCAGTTACTACCGAATGAATACAGGAACAGTATTGCCCACCCACGGCGATCTATACAAAAGATATGTGGAGTTGTTCGACCTGTACGGTCGCGAATCTAGCATACATCGTGCTATAATATTTTTACAAGACTGGCGCCCTGGACACTACGCCGAATATGAAGGACAGCCATTTGTCAAATGGTCAGCCGGTGATGTAGTAGAATGGACTTATGACACACCGCACATGGCGGCTAATCTTGGGCTGGATCCAAGATACACACTACAGGTAACAGGATGGGCATAATAGATTCAACGAACGAGTGGAGTCCACTCAGAGAGATTGTAGTAGGGTCAGCTACCAATGCCAATTGGCCCACGGCCGATCCAGTATTTGCAACCGAATCCGCTCGTACCACCTGGCGTGAAACTCCGGTACCGTCAGGCCCGGTACCCGGGTGGATCGTAGACGAAGCCAATCGTGAACTAGATATTTTAGCCGAAACTATTGTGCGTTATGGGGCCACAGTACGCAGGCCTGAGCCCATGAACTTTGTGGCCTTGGATGGCATGTACAATTACTGTCCCAGAGACCGATTGCTCGTTGCTGGATCTACCGTAGTAGACTGTAACATGATGTATCCATGCCGCAATCAAGAAATTGACGCATTAAGAAAAGCAATTGGCGATGCCCGAGTCATCACCATGCCCAGAGACTCGGGCATGATCCTAGATGCGGCCAATGTGTCGAGACTGGGAGACACCTGGTTGTTTTTAGAAAGCGCCAGTGGCAATCGTGCCGCTTATGAATGGTTGTGTGATCAGTTTCCCAACATTACCATAGAGCTGTGTAATTTTTACGCAGGTGTACACATCGACAGCACCATTGTACCAGTACGTGAAGGCCTGGTATTGCTGAATGGTACACGAGTGACTCCAGAAAACTGTCCGCGAGCCTTGCGAGATTGGGAAAAAATCTACGTACACGATGTTGTGGCTCAGGATTTTTATCAGTATCCTTATGCAAGCAAATGGATCGGATTAAATATGTTGGTGCTGGATCCCAAAACAGTTATAGCTGATGCAGCACAGACAAAAATACATCAAGTTTTACGACGTCGCGGCATCGACGTTATACCGTTGACATTAAGTCACAGTCGCACATTGGGAGGTGGATTCCATTGTGTGACCTTGGACACAAGGAGACAGAGTTGAACATCAGTTGGGTATTGGCCGATACAGCCGTATTGGATCCTATGCAAGAATTAGAACCGCTCAAACAGGCGGGTGCATTTTGGGGTAGTTGGCGCACTTGGCGTGCTTGGCAAACTGACAATGTGATCTGTCATGATCTAGCCAAAGCCGATGAATTGCTCAAAAGAGCTTTCCAGGCCGCTTGTAATTTTTACATACCAAATTCTGCTTATGTGGCTTTAAACCGTCCGTTAGGAGTACAGGTCTACGAAGGTGATTTTGTACACGATGTTGTTCGTAGAGAAGAAATTGTGGCCATGCATTTAGCAGCCAGCAACAGTGACGTAGTATTGTTGATGGGATTTGATTTTGCCGAACAAGCAAAAAATCCTGATCGCATGCAGGAACATCAGGCACAACATTATCGTGGGCTGGTCACACAGGCCATACGGGACAATGTCAACACTCAATGGGTCCTGATAGATCATCCTGGCAAGATCCATCCGGCCATGAGCGATTTATCGAATCTCACACAAGACACCATGGCCGGTGTACTTGAATTATTGGCCGGATGATCATGGAAGATTTTATCAGGGTTTGGCCCAACAAACTACCGCGCGAGTTGTGCCAACGTGCTATACAGGCGTTTGAAGAAATAGTTGACGAACCTGTCTACAAAGAACATGTCTACAACAACGCCAAACAGTTTGGTGAATCATCAAATCTGGGTCGAAGAGATCTGGCTATTTTCCTGCAGACCGACGTGTTCGATCAATGTGGTCTCTGCGACAAAATACTGGAGTACCTACATAGCTCGTTTTTGGAATATATAGAAGAATTTGGCCAATACAAATCCATGTCCTTGTCCAATCGTTATGATTTCAAACTGCAAAGGACCTTGCCCTTGGGTGGATACCATGTGTGGCACTACGAAAGCGACAGTGCTGAACGTCTTGTTCGACACCTGGTCTGGATGATCTATCTCAATGACATGCCCAACGGCGAAGCCGAAACCGAATATCTGTATCAAGGACGGCGTCTCAATCCCACCCAAGGAACCATAGTGTTATGGCCTGCCGGTCCTACCCATATACATCGAGGAAATCCGGTCTATAGCCAAGCCAAATATATTTTGACCGGTTGGTACGATCGGATGCCAGACAATTGACAACAAGCCGAATACATCGTATAATAGTGTTTTAATATACTGATCAGGTGGTTCGCATGAAAAGAATCGGTTTCTGTTGCAAATGGCTCAATGACCCCAGTGAATGTGGTGGCATGAAAGTGAATGCTGTGGATCGAGACCTAAATGGTCGATCCACTACTATGCGTTGGCTCAGAGAACACCCACTCGAGGCCGAACAACGTCAGTGGGACATCATGAATCACAACACCACGGCCGCTGTGCGACTGATTGAGCGTGTGGCCACGCTACCACCCGAACGCAGGATGGTTCGTTTGGGATCGGAAATGCTACAGGGCTACACCGAACGAGATTGGAAAGCCTGGTGGCAACAACGAAATGTGCAGGATCACCTTGAGCGAATATTTGCACCCATAGGTGAAACAGCACGTAGACTGGATGTGCGACTCAGTTTCCATCCTGGTCAGTTCTGTGTGTTGGCTAGCGAAAACGAAGAAATAGTAAATAGAAGCATAGAGGAGTTTGAGTATCATGCAGATATGGCAAGATGGATGGGGTACGGGAAAACCTTCCAGGATTTCAAAATCAATGTACACATATCAGGTCGACGCGGTCCGGCCGGTATCCGCTCTGCCCTCCAACGGTTATCTCCCGAAGCCAGAAACTGCATCACGATCGAAAACGACGAAATGTCTTGGGGCCTTGACGCCAGCCTCGAACTGGTGCGAGACTGTGCCCTTGTGCTGGACATACACCACCACTTTATCCGTACCGGCGAATACATCCAACCCACCGACGATAGAATTGCGGGCGTGATCGAATCGTGGCGTGGCGTGCGACCGGCCATACACTTCAGTCAAAGCAGAGAAGATGTCCTGGTTGACCACGGAACAGAAATCCTGCCTGCATTGGCCGATCTACTGGACAAAGGCTACAAAAAACAGAAACTACGTGCCCATAGCGACTTCATGTGGAATCGTGCCTGCAACAACTGGGCATTGTCGCATTGGGGCTGGGCCGACATACAGGTCGAGGCCAAGGGAAAAAATTTGGCCAGTGAACAACTGTACAATCATGCAAAAAATACACAGTTGGCCGCCGCCTGATGATTGGTGTCAAGTGGTAGTGTCCTGGGAGACCATGCTGGCCCACGCTGATTGTAACCCCAACTGTATCATTGAATGGCTAGATGCACGACCAGGTGGGCGATACCACTTACACGGCTATCGATCAACAGAGGGATTTGCTTTTAGATTCAGTGATCCTGCGGATGCTGTACTTTTTGAATTGAGATGGGCAAGATGAATATATTTTTATTGCGTGTGCAAGAATCGTGGAATTACATAAAACGAGATTACAGCCAATGGCCGTTACGTTTCTGTTTAGAACTGACCGGATGGGTCGGTAGCGTCGGCTGTGCCCTTGGTATGACCATATTCATACACAATCCACCCTTGTTACCATTGTATTGTGTCTGGGTGGCCAGCACCGTAATTTACTCCTGGGCTGCTTGGACACGTGGCAGTTTTGGTATGTTGGCCAACTACTTTTTGCTTTTTTGTATAGACACAGTTGGCCTGATACGATTACTACTTCACTGAGATTTTTTTGCTCTTGGTTTGCGTGGAGCCGATTTAGCTTTAACGGCAGGTTTAGGCTCAGCAACTTTTTTTGTCTCAGCAACAGGTTCTACTTCAGGAACGGGTGTTTCAATTTTTACTTTACCAGTTGGAAACGGCCATGGTGCTACAGGACCATCTTCTTTTTTTGCAAACAATTTTTTAAGTAATGATAACATACAATTCTCCTAAGTCAAGTATTTAACCCAAATATCATTTAAACTTTAAATTGTAACGATTCAACCCTTAAATATATTAGTATAAACACTGATAGATAAATAAAAGTGTTAGTAGAAACCACAAGAGGAAATATGATATGATATTGAATTTATTAGAAAAATTAGCCGAACTGTTCCCGGCGCAGGATTACCATAGCCGTTTAGAGCAATATCTAACCAGCAAGTGTATCAAATCTGGAGCCGATATTGAGTATTGGACCAGAGAATATGAAAAAAATCATTCTGGGAGTTTGAGATGAACGCAGTTAAAAAATTTTTAATTGGTACCGTAAATTTTTTACTTAAAGCAGCACAAGATCGTGCTGATGCACGGGCCAAACAGATCATACGTGGCAGTTGATTTCTCCAAAAAGACTAGGAAAATGTTGCATCGCCAGGTAAAATGTATAAATACTATCAGTGAAAACCACAAGTAGTAAAACATTTAACCCAAGGAGAAAAACAATGTTTACAGTAGAAAAATTAGTAGATACGATCCAAAACAGCAAGAAGCAATTTGTTGAAACTTTTGTAAAACAAGAAAATATACGTGATTCGCTCAATGAATTTATTGATGCACAAACCAAGTATACCAAAACTGTGGTTGACACAGCAAACACAATTACCAAAAC